AACGACGGCGCGTGGCACCATGTTGTCGGAACCTATGACGCCAGCGCCGGAGATGACAACGTCCGGCTCTATGTCGATGGCCTACAGGTAGCGGCGGCCACTGGCACGGGCCCGCTGGACGCGCCAGAGCCGTTCAACATCGGGAGCATCAATAACCTCACGACGGGGACTTATAACTTCGACGGCCTCATCGACGAAGTCCGCATCTCGTCGGTCGCCCGCTCCGCCGCGTGGCTCAAGTTCGAGTATCGCAACATCTACGAGTCCGACAACGAACTGACCTGGGGGGGCGTTGAGTTCTCTACGGGTGGACCTGCCGGGGCCACTGGGCCTACTGGTCCGACGGGCCCACAGGGGCCAACTGGAGAGGCCGGAGCAACGGGCCCTACCGGACCAACCGGACCGACAGGCCCGGCCACAGACAGAATCTATGTCAATATTAGCGCACAACTGCAGGCTACCGTGGCAGACAACGCAAACTACTACCTTGGGTGTTTCCCTAACGCCGTGCTCAGCACCACCCCCAATGTTCAGAGGGTTTACTTCCCTGTCGCGTGCCACATCAAGGCCGTGTACCTGGCTATGGTTTCCGGAACGGCGGGAAGCGCAGAGAACATCGTGGCCTACGTGGCGGCCGATGGGGCGAACACCGAGATAGCCACCATAGGGGTCAGTGCGAATTCCAGGGTCTTTAGCAATACGGGCCTGGACGTTGCCATTGCCGCTGGTCACTACTTTGAGATTTATATTGACTGCCCAACCTGGGCTACTAACCCCGCCAACGTTACCTGGTACGGTGGGGTCGTTGCCGAAGTCGATTAAAGAGAGGGGAAAATGGCAGTTTACTTCATCTCTCAAACAGGGAGCGACAAGAACCCAGGAACGGAACTCCGTCCCTTTCAGACACTTATGCAAGCCGCCCGAGTCATTCGCCCGGGGGATGAGGCCGTTGTTCGAGGTGGATTATACCACGAAATTTCTTCATGGGGTTATGGCAATGATGCAACTCCAGATAAGCCGGTTCTTGTGTACCCGTATCCAGGAGAGCATGTCGTCCTAGACGGCGGCAACATCCTTCCGGGCCATGGCTCAGGCTCCGGGCTTCTCCAGGTCTACGGGCAGTACTATACCGTCCGCGGGTTTGAGGTGCAGTACTCAGGCGAGGCCGGTGTTGTTATCCTTGGAAAACACTCATCCGCCAAGAGTATCTATACGCATCATAACTGGGGGGCTGGGGCCCTGTTCGTTGGAGACTACGACGAGTTCGACCTCATCGACTCTTACAGCAACTCCATGAAGAATGAGGGCTGGACCATGCCCATCAGTTGGGCCTTCGGCATCAGCGCATGCCGCTACCCGTCCCATGGCATCATCAAAAGATGCCGTGCCTGGGACAACTACGGAGAGGGTATCTCCACTTTCGAGACTCACTTCATCACCATCGAAGACTCCATAGCCTGGGACAACGGGCAAGACTTCTACCTGTCTGAGACTACCGACTCCGTGTTACAGCGTTGCCTGGCGTTCAATACGCCTGGTAATAAGCACCAGGGTAAGACTACCCAGCAGTGTTTCTATATCGGCGACGAGGGCAAGAGCGTAAAGTCCAAGAACAACAAGTTCCTGAACAACGTTGGCATCAATGGAGAGCGGGTGTTCGCGGCCAGCGGCCATGCTCTTGAGGGTTGCCTGGTGGCCCACAACACGTTCATGAACGCGGCCAACACCATGGGCGACAAGCGCGAGGTTGCCACGGTCTACTTCTTCGGAGGGGTTGCTACGGGCGGGAAGTTCATTAGGAACATCGTCGTCGAGGAGAATCCCGACGTAAACATCGTCCGCTGGGATGCCCCAACGGGCCTGACTTTCGAGAACAACCTGTGGTCTAGGCAACCCCTGGCGGCCGTCCTTGGCCACGGGGACATCATCGGTGACCCCAAACTTAGCAAGGACGGGTCCCTGGTCCCCGGAGAAATGACCAACAAGTTCTTTGCCCTGACTAAGGGGTCCCCGGCCATAGGCGTTGTCGAGCGTATTGCGGACGTTACGATGGACCTTACGTCCGTCCCAAGGAGCGTTATCACCGACCTGGGGGCCATCGAATACATAGAGCCAGAGGAACCCACCGGGCCAACGGAACCAACTGGCCCTACCGCCCCCACCGGCCCCACGGCCCCAACCGGGCCAACGGCGCCAACCGGTCCCATCGAGCCGACTGGCCCAACCGCTCCTACGGGGCCGGTCATTCCGCCCCCTCCCGTTCCCGTGAAGAAGGGTTGGTTCAAGAAGTTTTTAGAGTGGGTGAAAAAGTTGTTCAGGACTATCACAAATGCTTGACTATTCTCTAGATATGTGTTATAATAAAGGTATGAGAGTGGTAACACTCTAATCCAACCGGTAGGAGTAAACATGACCTCAACGTTAAAGTCAGTGGTCTTAGGGGCTGGTGAAATTGGCCGGGCCATTTTCAACGTCCTCTCCCCCCACTACTCTGTGTACCTGTACGACATCCTTGCGGATGGCGCCGACGTGGTTCACAAGGTGGACTTCCTTCATATCTGCTTCCCCTGGAGCGAGGACTTTAGGTCCGAGGTCCAGAGATACCAGAGGATGTTCAAACCGGCCCATACCATCGTCCATTCGACGGTGCCCGTCGGTACGTGCAAGTCCCTTGCGGTTGTTCACTCTCCCGTCCGAGGCAAGCACCACGCCATGGAGCAGTCCCTGGCGACCTACACGAAGTTCTTTGGTGGGCCGGACGCTTCGGAGTGTGCCGACCTGTTCCTCCGCATCGGCATCCCGGTCCATGTCCTCCCGAAGTCCGAGGCGACCGAGTTCGGCAAGATTCTAGAGACTTCCTACCTTGGCCTGAACATCCGCTGGGCCCAGGAAGTTGACATGTGGTGCCAGACAAAGGGCCTGTCCTACACCGAAGTGTGGGACAAGTTCGTCCAGACCTATAACGACAAGTGCGAGGAGCTGGGCCAGCCCAAGTTCCCGGCCATGGTCCCCATCCAGGCAAAGATTGGCGGGCACTGCGTCCTGCCAAACCTGGAGTTCCTGCCCACCGGGTTTGCGTTCACGGAAGTCCTCAAGGGGGAAGACGTTGATTAAGGTAAGCGCCGTCCTTATCGTCAAGAACGAAGAGGATATGCTACCGGCTTGCCTAGAGTCTCTCCGCGACTTCGACGAGGTTGTCATCCTCGACACCGGCTCGACCGACAAGACGCCGGATGTCATGCGGGCCTACGCGGTTTCAAGGCCGGGGGTACAGGCCCGTATCGGAGAGTACCAGTGGAGGGACCACTTCTCTGAGGCCAGGAATAAGGCCCAGGAGACGGCCACTGGCGATTGGATTTTTGTTGTTGACGCCGACGAGACGATACCGGCGGGGACCTACGAGGCCATCCAGAAGTATGTCCAACGGTTGGACCCAAACATTCAGGTAATTGGATTTTGGGTTGAATCCATTCGCGGAACGTCGCGGCACCACAGCCCAAGGCTTTATCGCAACAGGCCTGAGATTAAGTGGGTTGGTAGCGTCCATAACTACCTAAGCCGAAGCGAGGATGTCCAGTCCGACATGGTCGTCAAGGCTGGGTACAGCCCGACGCACAAGAAGGACCCGGACCGGGCCCTCCGCATGTTGGAGAAGTCGGTCCTCGACGAGCCCGATAGCGCCAGGAACTGGTACTACCTGGGCCGGGAGTACGGCTACAAGTTGAACTGGACGGCGTCCGAGAGAGCCCTCAGGAAGGCCCTGGAACTCAGCCGCTGGAGTCTTGAGCGGGCGGACGCCCACTTGCTCCTGTCGCGGGCCCTGTGGTATCAGAGGAGGGGGCCCGACGCCAGGCTGGAGTGCCTAAAGGCCATCGGGATGAACCCCGAGTTCAAAGAAGCCCTGGTCTTCATGGGCGACATGAGTTTCCCGGCCGCCAAGAAGGCGTGGCATCGCTACGCCAAAAGTGCTACGCAGGAAAACCTGCTGTTTGCGAGGATGCCCCATGAATGAATCTAGCTGTGGAGAGCCCGGTGCCGGGCCCTCTATTACTGTACACCCTGGCGGGACTGGTTCAGGATGTAATTATAGTGAAGTACTACCTGGCACTTCAGTCCCGGAGGATGGTCTTAGCGCCTGTCTTGGGTGCCCTCATTACTGTCCTTACCGTGGGTGTCTACGAGGGCTTGATAACGTCCCGGGACCCGGTCCTCATCCTTGGGTATGGCCTTGGTACTGGCCTTGGAACCCTCCTAGGCCTGATTGGACCACGCCGGGCGCCTACTAGGCCCACGTCTGCGGAGCTGTATTAGTCTAATGAACTACGCAACCATCGGAGCCAACATCGCTGGGACCAATGTGTCCGAGCATATCACCCGGGCAGAGTACGAGTGCCATGCGGACCATTCGCTTCCGCCCGACCTCTACACATTCCACGAGCTCTACCAGGAACTCTTTGATGTGTTTGAACACATCCGGCGCATCTGGCAACAGCCGCCCTATCCCGGCGGGCCCATCGCCATTGAGAGCGGATACCGGACCGTAGAGCACAACAAGGCCATTGGCGGGGCGCCCATGTCGGCGCACCTATTCGGACTCGCCCTCGACCTTCGGCTGAAGGACAAGTTCCAGGCAGACCTGTTGCAGAGCATCGTCGAACGCGATAGGTCCGACGTTCGGCTTGGACGTTATGTAAAGGACCCCGGCCTCGTCCACATTGACGTGGCCTACCTCATTCGCCCCCGTGCCACAAGTGCGTGGCAACGCGGTGTAAGGTGGCTTACGTGACCTCTAGAAAGTTAGACAAAAACCTCGCCGCTGTGGACATGAAGGCGTTCGCCTTCCGACTCCTCAACGAGCCTCTGTTTGTCCCGGATGATATAAGAGACTATGCGCCACTCCTGAAGACGCTCAAGAGAGTCGTCGATGAGCCGTTGTCGGTGCTAATGGGCTCCTACAACGATAGCGACGAACTGGTCGGCGTGTTCGGAGTCATCAACATCGTTCCAGAGACGGACGCCATGTTCGTTCTGTGGACCTGGGGAAAGCCCGCCGTCACTCCCCAGTTAGTGAAGGACTGCCGCGACCTCCTGACGTACGTCAAGGGGACCTACGAGCTTCGCAGGGTGACGGCAAAGGCCGCGTCTGAGGGGCAGAGTAGGTTGCTCCAGACTATCGGGTTCAAGGTTGAGGGACGCTTCCGCAGTGGCTATAAGCACGGCGGCCAGTTCCACAACCTGTTCCAACTTCGCGTTATCGGAGAACTGTAATGAGTATTTTGAAGACTCTTGGCAAGGCGCTTGGTGGACTAATTCCCGGTGTCGGAACCGGGCTGGAACTTCTTGGCGGTGTTGGAAAGCTCGTTAGCAAGAACAAGCCCGCACAGATGCAGAGCCAGCTTACCCCCGAGCAGAAGGCCATCATGGCCGCCAGGTACAAACAGCTTCAGGCCAAGGCGAATGACCAGACCGGGTTGAACTATGTCCGCAAGGCCGGGAGCATCTACGACCAGTCCATGGGCATGTAGTGAAGAGTATACTAAAGACCCCGCCGCACATCCTCGCGTTGCCAGCGGGACTGACGCAGAACAAGTACACGAAGTTCAAGACTGCGCCGGAAAACAAGACGAGGACCGCTTTCGACAGGGCGACAGAGCGCGTTCAGAAGCAGTCGATTGACTGGAGCAAGACGCACTACTGGGACGGAGGACTAAATGATTGACTTCACTAAGGTTAAGAACGGCGGGGCCAGAACCCCCGAGGGTGCCCCCAACCCGTACACCAGTGGATACAGAGCCAGCGCAGTTGGCGGTTATCGGCCAATGCCGAGCGCCGCTTCGGCCGCCACAGGGCCCAAGGCTTCGGTTGCCGGGTCCGGCACTACGCTTGGGGCTCCGAAGACTGCGGCTCCCGCACCTGCGGCCGCTCCAGTTTCAAGCGTCGGCATGGACCTTCCCTACAAGACCCCCGAGCAGTGGGGAGGGGCCAGCGACTACTACAAGACCGCCATGGGCCGGGCCGTTGGTGCGGCCGGTTCCGTGGACCCCATGCTGTCGGAATATCAGGGTTATAACAGGGGCCTCATCGGGGCCAACGGTATGCCCGGTAGCATGGACGAGTTCGGCCGGGCCTACGACGCCAAGTACGCCCAGGACAAGTTGGACACCAGGGACCAGGTCCTTGAGTCCATGGCCGCCGAAGGGCTGGGTGACTCCAGTGTTGGCGGTGTGCAGATGACCCGTGAGCTTGGCAAGCTTTCTAACGACAGGGCTATGGCTTTTGCCGACCGGCAGAACCAGCTCGACGAGGCCGCCAAGGGACGCGTCATGAGCGCTATCGGGGCCTTCGGAGAGGGCGCTGGGCTCAACGCTAATAACCGGTTGCAGAATGAACAGCTTGGGCTCTCTGCGGCCGACCGATACGGCGCGGCCGGGGACCGGGCGTGGGGCTCTATCGACACGGCTGGCGGACGGTATACCAGCCTTGGGGACGCCTATAACAGGAACCTCTACAATGGAGCAGACCAAGGACTGGACCAGTTCATAGGCCAGGACATCAGCACGACCAGGCCCGCTACCTACGACCAGGGAACTCTTGGCCGCATCGGCGGCGTGGTTGGAGGTGTCGGCTCCATGATTAACGGTGGCTACTTCACGAAGCCCACTGGCCCCCGCACCTAAGGCAAACAAAATGTACGAAGAGTATCAGAACAATCCCAACCCCGGGTTTGACCCGAGGCAGAGATACGAGGACGCCGGGGGCTATCTCCGTAGCGTCCTTGGCTCGTTCCTTACGCAGAAGCGAGACTCAGAAGACCGAGCCATCGAAGAGAGCAGGTTCAAGAGACAGCTTGAGGCCCAGGAAGAACAGTCTCGTCTGACCCGCAAGGCCAACGACTCCATGACGAAGCGCCTTAACGCCGAGGGGGCCGTAGAGGCCAGAAGGCCGGACCTTCGCCCTGGAACCCCGGAGTACGAGTCCGCCGTTGACGCCTACATGGGCATTCCGAGGGAGTCTACCTACGAGCGCCTCATGGGACAGGCGGCCGCAAACCAGGCAGTTGCGGCTGGCGCCGGGCTCACTGGTCAGGACGCCACGGACTACACCACCCTTGGCCCTGGAGGGGTAACCAAGATTCGCACGACCAACACCGAAGTCGGAGGTCGCGGTGAAGTCGCCAAGACGAACGCAGAGGCCGACGTTAAGGTCGCTGGCATCAGGGGTCCCAGTTCACAGCCTAGGGCCGAGAAGCCGGTCAAGCCCGTGCCTACCGTCACCTTCGCAGACAAGAAGGCCATCGAGGAAGCCGCCGCCGCTATCGACGTTGCCATCGCAGTCAACTCCAAGGCCGGGACTCCAGAATCCGTAGAGGCCACTCAGTTGCTTCGCGGGGCCGCTAAGATTCTTAGGCAGTACGGAGCCAAGGCCATGACCGAAACGTTGACGGCCGACCAGCTCAAGGCCATCGACGAACTCAAGGCTACTGGACAGGGGCTAACCCCGCAGAGGGCCAGCGAACTAATCACGAGAATCACCAACCCCACGGTTGCACCGGCCGGAGGGCCAGGGCTTGTGTCGGACTCGCGCCCCGAGGGAACCGAGCGCGTCCTTAACATCGACGGAAAGAGGTACTTAGAAGACGCCGACGGCGAACTATACGAAATGGTCATGGGGTAACACGTGGCTCAGATGCGAGTGAGACTTATTCCGGTCAGCCCGGAAGAGAAGGCTAGGATTCTGGCCCAAAAGGCCAAGGACCTTGGAGCCACCGGACCCAGCGGTGCGGCCAAGGTCGCCGCCGAGGACGACGCCGAGGCTAAGAGAATCGCCTCAGAGCTCAAGATTGGTCTTGGAGACACTATCGCAAGGGGAGCGGATTCTCTGGGCGGAGGGTTGGTCAAGGCCCTTGGCGCCGGGGCCCAGGAGCTTGGAAGTCTCGCGTCGAAGTTCAAGCAGGACCCCGGAGAGTCCAGCATGATGATGGCCGCGAAGGGCGGCGGAGAGGCCCCCGAGGCCAGGGCCGAGCGGGTCACGGCACAGAACGCGGCCATCGACAAGTTTAAGGAGTTCGCCGACTACGGGGCCAGGGAAACCACTGGCGTCGGAGAGAAGATGACCGAGGCTGGCCTTGGCGGAGTCCTGGGAAAGACCCTTGAGGGTTTCGGCAACGCCGCCGTTACCCTTCCACGCATCGTGGCCATGGGCCCGGGCGGCCTTATCATCGACTCCGCGCTGGTGTCGTACGCAACGGCTAACCCTGAAACAGAAGTAAACTTCCTTGGCAAGAGGGTCAAGGGAGAGGTGCTCCCGGCCATCATCGGTGCCCTCAAGGGAACGGTGTACCACAAGTTGTTCGGCGTTGCCGGTCAACTTCCCCCCGGCCTGGCCCGACTTGGCGGAGCTGGCACCATGGCGCTTGGGGATACCGCTGAGCAAATAGCTGGAGGCACCAAGCTCAAGGACCTCGACGTGGCCAGTGTTGCATCGTCCGCACTCGTTGGCGGGGGCCTGTCCGGTAAGGGGGTCCCCGGGCAGACTATGAAGGGATTTGGAACAGGCGCTAAGCGGGTCCTTACTGGAAGAAAGCCCGGACTGGAAATTCCCAAAAAGCCGAAGTACAGGGTCCCCGAAGTTGACCTTGGTGACCCGGCGGTTATTGCCCGCCCCATGGAGAAGGGGCCCGGGCTTGAGGCTCCCGTCGTCCCCACGGCTGAGGAACTCGCGGCCATGCCTCTTCGGCCGGACATTACCGAGATTAAGCCTGTCACCGATATCACTCAGTACGAAGAGGCCAAACTGGCCAACGCTGGCGTACTCCGCCGCAAGGGCGCGTCTGACGACATCAGAAACACCCGTGGTAGCATGGACATCCTTGGGCTCAAGGACGAGGCTGGCAACGTAACTCCGCACTTCGCGTCCAGGGCCCATACCGTCCTGCAAAACATCATCGACAAGTATAGCGGGAGCCCCGAGATTCGGGCCCAGCGCCTTGTAGAGGCGGCTAGGAAGATTATGTCGCTTCCTCAGACCGACCTGCCCATCAATATTGTCCCCGACCTATGGCAGACCCAGCGGGCCTTTGGGACAACGTCCGCCAGGACTGGTCGCGTTTCTCTGGACCCCGGGCACATGTCCGGGGACCCGATGGATATTTCCAAGGCCGTCATCCATGAGGTTGGCGGACACCTTAAGGATGTCTTCCAGGCCAGGGAGGGCGGCCCGGCCATGCCCCCCGACATGGAAGAGTCCCTTGGTGCCGTTCAGAGCATGGGCCAGGTTCTTGAGGGGGTGGTTCGTGGGCGTGGAAACAAGGCCCGGCTACAGGACCTGCTCTACGGAGCCAACAAGAAAGAGTTCGGCGCCGTAGCTACGGAATGGGACCGCAACTTTGAACTGTTCAAGTTCTTCATGGACGAGCCGACGGCCGAGAAGGCGGCTACGGCCCTTATGAATAGGTCCCTCGACGTTGAGGCTAGACCCGCCAGCCTGTACCAAGACCTCCCCGTTGATGTTAAGCTTGTGGAGACGAAGGAGCCGGGAGTCTACGAGGCAAGGCTGACGCACGGATACGACCGCTCCCTTGGGCTCTACAATGCCGAGCCCGGTACTGACATTGGGGCCAAGGAAGCCGAGCTTGGCGAACAGCTCAAGAAGAGCCTCTACACCTTCTCCTCTCCCGAGGCCGCCAGCATCAAGGACTTCCTTGAGTCTGCCAAGAAGGGCATCGAAGCCCTGAGAAACTCCGGAGTCCAGGTTGAGGAAGGCGCTGTTGGTATTCTCAATAAGGAGTACGACAAAATCTGGAGGTCCAGGGAAACCGAGACTTCCAAGAAGACGATGTACCCCGAGGACCTTGACGAGCTGACCAGGCGCCCCGCAAAGGCCAAGAATGAAGACATCGTCCTGAAGACCGGAGAAGGCGCCCGCAACGGGTGGGAGTACTTCGCCAAGCAGACCCCTACTGGTCGTACGTATTGGCGCAAGCGCCCCGGGGAACCCAACGAGAGGGCCACGGAACTCAAGGGACTCAGCAAGAGCGCCAAGGAGTTCTACGACAGGAAGCTGGACCTAGAGATTGACAAGCAGGGGACCCGCCGGTTCACCCAGCCCCGCCTTCCAGAAATGGAAGACCCCGAGCTGTATCATGCCGTAAGGACCAAGGACGGGACTATATTCACCAGCTACGGCATCGAGCGAGAAGTCTATACCCACCCCATGGTCGCGGACCACTATAAGCTTACGCCAGAGGATGTGGAGTCCGCCGGGTGGTGGGAGAATGGCGAGTACACGCCGAAGAAGTTCTCCAGCATCAATGACTGGAAGGCCGCGTACTACCTTGAGCCCAACGTTCTTCCTCCCGGCGTCCTGGCCGACCTTGCCAAGATGAAGAAGGGTGGAGCCCCGTGGATTGAGGCCAGGGACGAAGACCCCATTGCTCGCAAGAGCGCCCAGGCCAAGGCCAAGAAGAAGTTGGAGCTTGAAAAGAAACTCTGGGAGTTCGCCAAGGAAGACGCCAGAGAGTACAGAAGGACCACACCGGCCGAAGAGCCCGTTGCCATCAAGATGAAGGACGGTAGCTTCATCAGCAACGACATGATGTACCGCGATATGACCGCCAAGTACTTAAAAAGACTTGGCATAGACCCAAAGGACATTGAGAGCGTTGGCGTTATGCGTAATGGCGCATACGTCCCTTCGGACGCGAAGCTCATGGACCGGGCCACCAGGAGATTCATGGGACACTACAGGCTCTTTGAGCCGTATGTGTGGCCTCAGAAGGAGCGCTATGTCCAGGGTCTTCCCGAAGGCTCCAAGCCGTGGCAGTACCGTGGCGACAACTGGGTCCTTGACCCGAAGGCCCCGGAGCCCGAGTGGTTCAAGGGAGAGAACTTCAAGCAGTGGTCCAAGGACATGGAGGAGGACCAGTTCGTTCCCGACTGGCTCCTTAGCAAGAAGGACCGTGCGAAAGCCGGTGCCAAGACTAGCGATGAGTTTCGCCCCGAGGGCGCCAAGGAGCTTCTTGAGGAGCGCGGGCTGGACCTGTCTAAAATAGCCAAGGCTGAAAAGGACAAGGACGGCCGATGGATTCAGCCGAAGTTGCCTGACGCTAGTGACCCGCGTACCCACCTGACTATTCGCATGAACGATGGCACCATCTTCGTGGACACGAAGAACGAGTTCGCCATCCATCAGCAACTGGCCGAGGCCCTGGGTGTCCCCGCCCGCGAGGTGAAGGACGCTGGCTTCTGGGAGTCCGGCGAGTTCCGTCCCGCCCCTTACTCCATGATAGCGGAGTGGAAGGCATGGAAGGAAGACAACGAAGAGCGGTCCCCAACCGAAATGGACCTCTTCGACGCCACGATGGGGAAGGTCGGCAAGGCCGGGGAGAGGCTGGCCCAGAACCGCCGGGACTACAACGAATACTACGAGCTTGCCCGGGATGCGGACCTCCGAGAGAGGCGCATTATCTACAGCCCCACCAAGGGCGAAATTGAACGCAGTGGCTACGAGGGCAAGACCGCCCTGTCGATGAGCTTTGACCCAGAGGTGAAGTACGCCGACCTTCTGGACGCTGTGGCCGATAGCCACAAGCCCATGAGCGCCCGGGCCTACAAGCCCGAGGACCTCGACTCCATCACGAAGGGAAGCATCAAGAAGCGCGAGGACGAGCGCCCCATGGAGACCAAGCCGGAAGTCATGGCTAGGTTTGCCCACACCTTCAAGTCCGCCGAAGACATCATCAAGGCCGTTGGCGGGAAGGGACGCATGGAAGTTCGTCTGGGCTTTGACCCGGAGACTGTCCGCCCCAGCCAGGTGACGGCTAAGTTGCTCGACAAGATTGGCGCCGTCAAGCAGAGCCCCGAGTACACCGCCCTGTTCGACGAGGTGTACAAAGGCGCCAAGGATATCCCCTGGAACCAGGTGGCCGAGTTCAAAACCGAGAAGGGCTCGTGGAAGCTGGCCGACCTCATGGTGGTCAAACTGACCAACAACTGCCAGAGGGCCAACGCTCTGTCCTTCTACAAGGAGTTCGGCCTGGCCCCGTCCGACTGGTCCATCAAGCCGTGCTATGGCTTCTCCTGCTGGGCAGACCGCAAGGCGCACGCCTTCCAGTTCAACCTGAGGGCCAAGAACTACCAGAGCATCGCTGAGCGTGGCTACCAGGAAGCCAGCCCGGAGTCCATCGCCAAGGTATGGCAGTCTCCGGCGTTCCTGCGTGACGCCGCACAGACCAAGTTCTTCCGTCACGGGCAGACCGGAGACGACTCGCACAGCATCCACCGGGGCATGGCCCTTGAGTGGTTGAAGAACCAGAAGGCGGCCGGTGGTAAGCTGGCCAAAATCCCGAACGTTTTCATCAGCGCTGGGTACGCCCCGAGCACCCCAGCGGACTACGCCAGGCTTGTCCCGTACAAGGACATGTTTGTTATCCACTTCAGCGTATCTGGTTGGGACGGCTTCCCTAAGGGCGAAACCCTCAATAGAATGAATGAGTTCAAGATGGCCCGGGATGCCGGTCTTGACTCAGTGTTTAGGGTCATTACGAACGCTGATGCCATCGACGCCCGCATGAGCCTCAAGGCTGAGGAGAAGCCGCCCGTCAGCATGAAGAACGAGCAGTGGCTCATGGACTCTCTGGCCAACGCCTTCGGCATCGAAGGAGAGGGCGGAAAGTTCTATATCCTTGAAACGCCGTATCATAACGACTTCCTCCCGCATGATGTTGCCCGCTCTCGCAAGGGCCTTGAGCTAGCGCAAGAGTGTTGCAGACCGCCGGAGCTTGACCCCCTTGGTAAGGGAGCCCAGTGCAGGACCTGTAAGGTCCTCTGCATGACCAAGGTTGGAAAGTCCTGGCGGTCCGAAGAGCTCAGCATCGACTCAGACTCCGACGCCATCGGAAGGCCGAAGACCAAGGAAGAGTTGCTTGAGGCGCGGGGGAAGCAGATTGAGGAGTTCATCAGAAGGACCAGTCTGACGCCCGAGAAGGCGGAGGAGGTCCGGGGGCTTTTCGCTGGAGACATGACCGACGTGTTCGGTCCCGGTCTGACCAAGGCGCCCGCCAAGGCGCCCAAGTTCGGCGAGAAGAAACAGGTCGTCCCGGCCGCCCCGGGGGTTAAGTTCCTGAAGCCTGAAGTACCCGGTGCCGGTGAGCCGGGGTCCGACCGTTGGACCCCCATCGCCAAGAGGTATGGCGTAAAGACCGTTACAGAGAAACAGCTTGAGGATTCTGGCGTCGAGTTCCACGGCACTCCCGATGCTCCCGGCGGTGGAGCTGGGGTTCTTAAGGGCCAGGGCACACTGCCCGGGTTCCCGGAGCGGGAGTACGCGTCGATGCCGCCCCCGGACGTTGTCAAGTTCGTTGCGTCCGTCGAGGACCCGAAGCGTCTTCCTGGGGCCGACGAGATTGAAACCCCGATGCGGCTTCTTGAGAGGGTTGGCGCCGGAAGGGACAACCCCCTGAAGGACTTCATCTACAGAGGCCCCAAGGCCGGGGAGGATTCTAGCAAGACGGCTTCCGAGGAGTTGCAGAAGCAACTCTATGAGAAGATGGAAGAGCTTGGGCTAAAGCGTGGGTTCGCCCAGTCTGAGCGCATCGGAATACTCATGACACAGCGCCAGCACCTTGGTAAGGCCATCCTTGGGGAAATGGGCAAGAAGCCCATTACAGACCCGACTTCGTCTGAGCTGGAGCTGGTCAAGTGGATTGATGAGCGCTACCTCCAGGCCTTCCATGACGTGAATGCCGCCCGCGAGGCGGCTGGCCAGGAGCCTATCGCGTGGAGAGAGGACTACTCCACCTTCTGGCACGTCGCACAGAACCTTGAGTCCGACGGCATCAGTCTCCTGAACGCCCCTAGAGAGGCTATTGAGAAGGCCCTGTCTGGGGCACAGGAAGAGTACATGCGGACCAGGACGCCTGAGCAACTGGCCAAGGAGCGGAAGCGTAGCTCTATCTTCTTCCGCTTTGCCCAAAAGCGTAGCGGAAAACTTGGTCCAATAGACCTGGACCAGACTAATGTGTTCCAGAAGTATATGTCGTCTGCTTTCAACCAGATGTACCAGGCAGAGGCCACTGCCGCCGCGAAGAAGCTCATCCATGGTCAGTGGAAGGTCAACGGCAAAGACTACAAGATGTCCCAGGACCAGCCCTACCTGTACAAGCAGTTGAGCGAGTACCTGGGCTTCATCACCGGTGGATACAAGGGCGACATCCCGGCCGACCTTTACCGGGCTGGCCGTGCCATGGCGTCAAACGCCGCCGTGTCGAAGGTTGGATTCAACCCCAGGTCTGTCCTGTCACAGCTCACGTCGAACGTCCATACCCTGACCAACTTGGGGAAGACCCCGCAGTACTTACTCAAGGCCGTGGCTGAAGACTTCGACGGCGTTCGCCAGGCGCTCATGGGTGACCCGGCTAAGTTGAAGTTCGCCCAGGAGTCCGGCGACATCAAGTGGAGGTTCAAGGACCCCATCGTCGATGAGGTGGCGAAGCTCCGCGGCAGGGGCGTCGTCATGAAGGCCAGGGCTGGGGCCGCCAAGGTTGGTATGGCCGGGCTCCAGTTCTTCGACAGCATCACGGCCGACCTGGCCTGGCGGGCCTACTACGCCAAGGCCATGGACGGTAAGGTGGAGGGAGTCGTCAGGGGCGACAAGTGGATGTCCCGGACCTATGCCAACGAGGAAGTCACGAGGACCCAGAGCTCTGCGTCAAAGATGGACCTCACCCCGCTCCAGCGCAAGCAGTGGGGAAAGATAGCCACGACTCTACAGAACTTTGTCATCAATGAGTGGGGCTTCGTAACCAGGGATGTCATGGGCATCAGGAACCCCGTCATGAAGACCCCGGAGCGCATCGGGAAGGTGGTCGAGTTCTACCTTCTGTGCGCCATCGTTGACTCCTTATACGAGGACGTGCTGGGTATCCGTAGCCCCATGAACGTGTTCGGTAGCCCCAGCACCATCGTGCGTGGTGTCCTTGAGGAGAAGAAGAAGGGGTCCAATCCCCGCAAGCTCGTCGGCCGGGGCATCACCGAAACCGTGGGGTCCCTGCCTGTCGTAGGCCGGGGACTTCAGTACGGAACCGACATGCTGGGTGTCGTCACTGACCCGCTAACCCAGGCCAAGAAGGTTGGGACTGAGCTCCAGAAGAAGAACGCCAATGCCAAGGACGCCGCGGGCCCTCTCGTCGAGGCCGCCGGTTCTGCCCTTGGGGTGCCCGGAGCGCTTCCTGCGTCCCGTGCGGCAGAGGCCTACAGTCGCGGCGGGAGCCCCGTAGCGGCATTTTTCGGAGGGACCCTACCCCCGCATAAGACCGCCGCTCAAAAGAAGAAGGAGTCCTTCGCTGAGAGCATCAAGCGCAAGCGGGATGAGCTGGCCAAGAAGGAAGAGGAGGAGGGGAAGAAATGACCAAGGAAGCCACTCGTATAAAGCTGGCCTACGTCGTCATCGCCGTAGTCCTTGTCGAAGGTATCATCACGGCGTTCGCGCCGGGCTTTCCGTTCGTCGCGGCCGCTGGCTTTCAGGTCGGCGTGTACACGACCTACGTCACCGGAAGGACCATCACCGACGCCAAGTACAATGGCGACGGGGTTACGGTGACCCATGAAGAATAGCACGTTCCTTCCGTGGACCCTCGCCGGGTTCTTTCTCCTGGGTTTGCTGGCCAGTGTGGACACGTGTAGGGACACGAAGTCGAAGCTTGCCGTGGAACGGGCTAAGTATAACGACGCTAACAAGTTGAACGCTGAGTTGCAGGGTCAACTTGACAGGCAGATAGCCGAGTCTATCGCGCTGGTCAAGGCCCGCGAGGGCCGTATCGCTGTGCTTGAGGGAGAGGCAGTTGTTCTGACCAACCGCATTGGTCATCTGACCAACGCTCTTGTTCAAGCCAACGAGCCGCCAACGACCGCAGAGCAGGAAGCCCTGCCGATAGTCCAGTACCTTCGGGCCCGTGACAAGATGCAGGAAGAGCGCTTCAGCTTGGCCATGGCGGACAACCTTAAAGACCATCAGGTCATAGACGAGCTTAGGGGCGTCAACGCCGCCAAGGACCTACAGCTAGGAGCGTGGCAGGTTAAGTTCGACGAAGAGCATGGGCTCAGGCTTATGTCGGAGGACCTTGGGTTAGCCAAGGACCGCCGCATAAGGGCCCTGGAGCGCGGTAGCATTGTAAAGTCAGTGGTAGTCGGCGCCGTAGTTGGCACGGCTACCTATCTCATTTTTAAGTAAGGTGTAACATGGCTGGAACTGGTACGGTTACGGTTGACATCGCGTTGCTGATTCTCCTGAGCTCACAGATAGCTCAATGGGCCAAGGTCTACATCGACGCAAAGAACATGAAGCGGGCGAACCTCGTTGCCCTGAAGGCTGAGCCTTCCATCATCACTACTGTTGCGACACCCCCGTGTTCACAGGAAATGATGCAGGAGCACATCGCCAAGCTCACTACGCATACTGTTGAAATTGCTGGACTTAAGGACTCCCTCGCAATTCTCCGCACGGAGAACAACGAGGGACACGATAAGATTGAGTCCAAGCTGGACAAAATCCTTATGACCGCCATGAGAAACGGTTCCATCCACTCACAGCACCAGGAGCCCGCGAGGGCCTAATGGCAGTCACGAAGAAGGACGAAGACGAGGCCCTGGCTGAGTGGCGTCGGCGCCACTGGGAGGAACTGGACAAGTCCCTCAAGGTGCTCATTACCATCCGGGACGGAGCACCCATGGCCAAGGACCGAATCGAAGCGGTGAAGGGTATTACACGCATGATGGGAGCCCTCAGCACCAGGCCGCTCGACTCAGCCAAACCAGTGTCGGACCCGGCGAAAGCCAAGGCCAACACCATGTCGGCTGAGGAGGACGAAGAGGTGAGGAGTATCCTGAGTTCAAGGCGCTATGCTAAACGACCTACAGATTAGAGAACTTTGTCTTAACGACTTCTACTTCTTCGTGCGGTACATGAACCGCACCCCAAAGGGAGTGGCGCCAGTCTCCGAAGACATCCACGGCCCGCTCTGCGACTACTACGGGGACCCCATGGTTCATCGTGGCGGCATCGCCATGCCACGTGACTGGCTGAAGTCTACCATCTTTACGAAGTGGGGTCCCATCTGGAGATACCTAAAGGACCACGAGGAGCGCATCCTCATCGCCGCTGAGAACGAGAAGTTGGCGGCCCGGTTCTTGGGGTGGATTGAGCTCCAGGTCCTCAACAACAAAAGGCTACGCAGGATATTCCCTGAGCTACTTGAGGTTGACAAGGCGTACACAAAGACCAACCCTTGGTCGAAGTCCGAATGCCTGATGCCTCGCGAGGGCGTCTACTCCGAGCCCACCATCACGGCCATCGGTGTGCAGGGCGCCGCTCAGTCAGGCCACTACACGACCATCCAAATTGATGACTTGGTTGGTAAGGCCGCCGCCGAATCCGAACTCGTCCTCGACTCAGTGCGTAAGTGGTTCGACAACGTGAACGAGCTTCTGGTCCAGCCACACGCCAGCATGCCTAACCCCAGTAGAATCTGGATTATAGGCACGTTCTGGTTCCCCGGAGACTTCATGTCATATGTCCACGAGTCCGACAAGAAGTACCAGTTCCTTGTCGTCCCGTGTAGGCACTGGGAAGAGTGCGTTGACGAAGAGGGGCTACGCTATATCCAGAACACCAACGTCGATGAGGGCGAATCGAACTGGCCTGAGCAGTTCCCAACTGAGTACTACCTTGAAATGCTGGCCAACCCGGAGAAGGAACTAATCTACTGGGCCCAGCACATGAATATGCCAAAGAAGGCCGGGGCCTTCACGAAGTTCGACCTATCGTGGGTCAGGTGGTGGCACTACGAGGACTCTGACGGCGGGCTCGACGGAGAACCAGGCCGCGAAATATGCCTGGAGGACACGGACGGTCATATCATCCGGCGCATAAGGCCTGAGAGCCTGGCGTGGAAGGCGTTCTTTGACCCGGGCGGTTTCGCTGAGAAGATGAAGATGACCAAGGGCGACAGCCGCAACGCCATCGTTATCGGGGCGGCCGTGCCGGGGACCATCTACAAGGTCGTACGCTACACGTGGGCGGCCAGGTTCAAGAACCCTGACCGGCTAATGGACGAAGTCTTCAAGGCCCATGAGGAGTGCCGCCCGCACATCTGGAGACAGGAGATTTTCGGACAGCAGGAGTACATCCTGCGTGACATCAAGCAGGAGTCGAAGCGCCGGGGCATACCGCTCACCATCATCCCGTTCGACCACGACACCAAGAAGGATGCGAAGGACCTAGCCATCCTGGGCCTGGTCAAGCCGATGTTCAACGGCGAGATTTTCCTGCACCGGTCCATGAAGGACCTTATCGGAGAGATTGTCACGTACCCCAGCGGTATCACAAAGGACCTCATCGACATGCTGGCCCAGCTCAACAAGCACTACTGGCCTCGCGGAGCTGGGATAGACGTGACAGAGATTAACAGGAAGAACCACGAGGGCCACGTCCAGACTACAACCGGTAGGACTACCGGGTACTAAAAAAATGGGGGCCAGCCCCGAAGGACTGACCCCCTATATCGGAGGACCACAAGGAGAACTTACTTCTCCGTACCGTGCCTCTCGGCTATCCGGCGACCAACCGTCTCTACGAGCTCACCCCACTTCCACTCGTACAGGTTGGCGTCTCGCATCTTGGCCAGGACGTAGTTCCAGGCCGTACGCACCTGCTCCTGGGGGAGTATCGTGTTGCCGAACAGGACAGTCTCGCACACGTCGATGGCGTATGCGTCGTCCGGAGTCTTGACGGCCATTCCCATGGTGGCCATTAGATGCCGCCCACGATGGTAAGGACCTTGTCGGCGGACTTGGTCTTGTCCTGGTCCTTGAGCTCCTCAGTCCTGTCGGTGATGGCCCGCTCTGTTCCAAAGGAACCCTCGGCCACCTCGACCATGGCCCGGGCTACCTCATGCACGATAGCCTTGGCTATCTGAGGCATGTCGTAGTGGAAGATGGTGCCCTTGCCGCCAGCCCCACGGGTAACGCGAGGGTGCCAGTTGATGGTCCCGTCTTCGTTCTCCGTGAACTCAAACAGGGCTACGCGGCCTTCCTTTCGGATGGCGAGGACCCCGTACTTGGCGTCCCCGGTCCCGGGGTAGTAGACCTTGCGGTGGATGTTTCCGTCGTCGATGAGTGTCTGGGGGAAACCCACACACTTCGGCCGGGCTTTGACAGGTCCGGCGATGGTGCGGCGGGTTCGGAGCTTGGCCGGTACAGGATGCACGAGTGGCACAGCTCCCGCCCCTTCGGGAACAGGACCTTTAGCTTCAGGCAGTACAGCTTCAGCTTCGGCACGTCCAAGTCCTTCTTCGTCGGCTGGGCTTGCCAGTTTGCGTCTTGACATTGTTTGTGTTCTCCTTCTTTTATAGCGAGTGGACTATCCACTTCGCGTCCTTCGACTTCCATACCCACACCTCCTTTTCGCAGTACTCCGGCATGGCGAAAGCCTTGATGGCTTCCTTTACCTTGCGTTCCACGCGGTTGGTCTTGACCTGGATGAACTTCATGCTGTGCCCGGCCGGGCTAACGCCCACTACGTCGAACAGGCCGAACATGTCCATGCTACCGTATCGCCTACGCACTACGCGCCAGGTTGCGTAGCCCTGCTTCTGTAGGTCGAACTCACAGCGTATTTCGCTGGCGGCCCCGGTGGCCGTAGCGGAGCGGGCGCCTCGCGGACCCTTGGCCTTGGCTCGTTTTCGCCAGGTCATTACTTACTCGCCGCGTATGCCGCAAGGGCGATGATAATAGCCAGGCAAATGAGTCCGAAGCCCAGGCTAATCCACGTGGGAGCTAGGACCCACAGCCAGGACCACTTGATAACCTTGGTCAGCTTCAGAACGATGAAGGCTACCTGAAGGAGCCCGGCAAAGCCGACTCCACCCGAACTACTTTCGCTCATCCTTGTTCTCCTTTAAGTCGTAGTCTTGCAGATATTTACAGGCCTCAAGCAGGTTGCTCTGAGCCTCGTTGTCCCCAAGGACGCCGAACTCCTGCTGGGCCTGGTCCAGCACCTCGATGGCCTGGGCGAAGTACCCACGGGCCCGGGGCTGGAACTTCTCGATGTACAGTTCGTCGTGCTTGCTCATGCAGAATCCTTCCTTACCACCACGTCATTACTCTGGACTTGTCGCTCTTCCAGGATGCCGTCACCCCAAGGATGGTCAGTGAACACACCGTGGGGTATACGAGAACGCCAAACACCGGGAAGTCTAGAATCGCCAGCGACATAGAGAGCCCTCGCCTAAGCCGCCTGGGCACGTCGCTCCTGACCAGCACACTCACGACTCCCTCATCATGCGCTTGAACCTCTCGGCCGCGAAGCGGGACAGTACCTTGACAGCATGCCTACCATTCAGTTGCTCGGCCTCGTACATGGGCGCCTCGGACTTGCAGTCGGCCTTGAAGGCCTCTATGAACTTGGCGATGGACTCGGGCATACGCGGCTCGGTGAACTTATCCAACACGTGGAAGAATCGCATGTCGGTGCAGTAGTCTTCTGCCAGCTTCTCCTCGGGCGCTGAAAGCTCTGGGTCCACCAGGGTGCGAACCTTCCGGTTCTCGGAGAAGTCCGGGTGCTTGTGCTTGGCGATGACCCGCGCCCCGTTGTTCATGGTGAACTCCTCCAGCGGGCGGAGCACGATGCCTTCGCGTTGCTTCATTTCCGTGATGCCCCGGCGTACGGCCACGGCGGACGCCTCAAGCATGGCCGCGTCGATAGCCTCGGGGGTGGCGTCGATAATCTTGAACGGGACGAACTCCAGCCCAAGATAGTTAGCCACACTGAAGGCCTTTTCCATGTTGAGCCACGTGTCTCCGACCTTGACCTCAAAGACGATGAACTTCAGGGCGTCACCGTAGGTGTCTCGCATGCCCTGGAGTTTTCCACCGTAGGCTTCGCCATAGATGGTGACTGGCTCCTTGAAGCTCTCAAGTTTCCCCAGCATGTCGATAAGTTCTGCGGGAGTCCATATCCGTACGAACGCCGCATGGTCCGCGCCACCGCTGAAGAACGTGAGCTTGCTGGGCACGGCGGGGACGGCCTTGGCCTCTGCGCCCCACCCAGTGGCCAGTAGTGTAGGCTCGATGGAGCCTACCTCAAGCTCGACGGCCTCGGCCTTAGCCGGGGTGTAGCTGATGTGGGCGGACGTTCCATGCACCTTCTCGCTGGCGTACAGCTTGGCAAAGTTGCTGAACAGGTCCTTGACTCTGTACAGGTTAGGGATTTTTTGATAACTCATCTGTGTTCTCCTCGCCGGTCCACTCCTGGAGGAACCCCAGGCCAGCGACCAGCACGTCGTATATTTCGTCCGCTACTTCCTCGGGCTTGCCGCCAAGCATGGCCTTGGCCAGCTCACCCACCTCTTCGGACAGGATGAGATACCACACCTCTGGAGGGTACGTGGCACCTAACCATTCCATGTCCTTCTGGTTGAACCGGAGGGCCAGCTCTGCAAGGATATCCTTTCTGGGGAGCGCCATGTTACACGTCCACCTTGTAGACGGTCACCTTATCCACGCCCTTTCGCACAAGGCCGACGGTATCTGCCACCCCCTTGGACAGGTCGATGTCTCTCCCCTGCACATAGGGCCCACGGTCCGTGACAACACACGTCACTCGCTTGCCTCGGTACTCTACCACCAGCACGGTCCCGAACGGCAGGGACTTGTGGGCGCAGGTCATGGCCGCCTGGTCATATCGCATTCCTGACGCCGTAATACGACCATGGAAGCCCGGCCCGTACCACGAGGCGGTCATGTCCAACCGTTGGACCCGCTTCTCCAGCTTGCTCACCTGGGCCCGAAGGTCCTGCACCTGCTTGCCCAGGGCCCGGTTGGCCCCGGCCAGAACCAACTCGTTCCTCGCCAGCGCCCGTATCTGGGCGTCCTTCTTGTTTAAGCGAATGCCAAACACAAGGGCCTGTGCACCCAGGGCAAGAATTAGGACAAAAGCCCATGCGATGTACCCCTTCAGTTTCTTATCCACGCCTACCCTCCTTAAGTACTCGGTCTATCCAACCGTTAAGGTTGGGTATCGTTTCGACGCTGGGGTACGGCTCGGTGGACAGGGCGTCCAGCGCACGGTAAGCTTCCCAAAGGTCCTTCGTCACGATGGCGTACTGCCCACGCAGTATGGCCTTAATTACGATTTGCGAGGTTCCGTCATGCACGTTAAGGCGCAGGGCCCCCTGCATTGTGCTCGTCTCCTGGGCCCACTGCTCTTCGGGCAACCACCCACGGAAGTGCACGTTGCCAGCACGTCCCACGCCCTTGAGTCCGTAGACGTATAGGTCGCCCGGCAGGTGCCGGAACAGTTCAACGGCGTTGTACAGGCCGTACTCATTCTCGCGGCCAGGGTGGGCCGTCATAAAGACTCGCGGCTTAGACGAGTGCTCGTACGACAGCTCGTACCTGTACGGCTTGGCGAATAGCGTTGGGCTAATCTCCGCGTCGATGCCGATGGTCTTCAGTTCGTCCGCAAGCTGTTTGTTATGACAGGCATGCTCGGCTCCGGACGCCTTGATGGGCTCGTGCCACTCGGGGCTGGCCAGGGTCCTGCTAACGTCGGACCCGTTCCAGAACAGGTACTTGGGCCCCTTGTGCTCCTTGAGCCTGAGCACGTCTTCCTTGAAGTACATTCCCAGGAACAACGTGGGGGCGGCGGGGTCCCTGTAGTCGATGAGGTCCCACGCCTTCATGGCGGCGCCCTGATAGAACGACATCCCAGGACATGCGGCTACCTGTATTCTTGTCATGACTTCTCCTTTTCCCGATAGGCGAGGGCGGCGCGGAGGATGGCCTTGTCGTCTGTTTCCCACATGAAGACCGCCCCAAAGTCACCCTTCGTGGGCTCTGACAACTTAGCCCCCATCACCGCGTCCACCAGCGGCTTCACGCGCTCAAGGGCGGCCTCGGCTTGCTCGGCGCGGGACTTCTCCCGCCTGAACTCACCCTCCCAGAACTCCACCGCCGCGTCCCCGCCCAGGTGAGTCTCGTTCCCAGAGAACAGGGCTGGCGAATACTTCTTGAGCCGTTCCTGTAGTCGCTTCACCTCGGCCTCGGCTTGCTTCCTTGCCTTCTGTTCCTCGCAATAGAGGCGAGATATTTCCAGGGCCTTGTCTGCCGCCGCCTTGTAGGAACAACTGACACAAGGGCCGTCTCGTAGTCGCTCCACCTCGGCGCGGAGCGCGGCGTTCTCCTTTCGGAGTTGGCCGTTCTCATAGGCGGTGGACTTCTTGAGCCGCGCAAGAAAATCGCCCATAATGTCCACGCTCCCCGGCTTGGGCGCGGTCAGGGGATACACGTGTTCGCATTTTCCATAGCGTGCGAAGTCGCCGCAATTACAGGCCTTCATTTTCCTCCTCCTTTGCGTTCCCCGGCGCGGCGGTTGTCAAGCCAATCGCTTAAATCGTGGACCCCTCCGACAAGTACCGCCAGAGCCACGACCAGAAGAACGAATACCGCAAGTCGATTTAGCATTTTCCCCTCCACTTGGTTACGGCTTCTTCAAGAAGCCCAATGGCCTTTTGCATGTCGCTGGACACGTAAGTGTCTTTAGACGCGTCGATGACAATCAGAGACGCCCTTCCAATTTCTAGAAGCGTGTCTCGTATCTTTCTGGCCTGGTCCCTCTCGCGCTTGAGCGTCTCTATTTCACGCAAGAGTTTCTCGTTCATGCTCAGGGTCAAGGCAGAGGCTAGGCTCATGCTCATGACACCCTCCACTTGGCCACGAGGACGTTGCCAGACGTGAGGAAGGACCAGGTCCCGGCCTTGGCCATACGCGTAGCCTGTAAAGTCTCGGGCGACCACTGCGTGACGTGGTGCTCCAGTGCGTTGCCAAGCACCGTGCCCTGCTCGTGCATCACCACTGGTGTGCTGATGTAGATGGTCTTATCGCAGATGGCGGAGAGCCCAAGCAGGGTGTCCTCCCCGTCGCTCTCGGTCATGTGCTCAATGACATCGCCCAGGTAGATGAAGTCGTAGGTCTGCGCCCCTGATGCTATCTTCAGGAACTCCTGCACCGTCATGCCGTAGACCATGTCGTAGATGTAGTGATGGAGGGGCGTCAGGTACTGGAGGAAGGGCTCGATGGCGTTGATTCGGGTGGTCCAGTCTTTCTTGTGGTAGCGCTGATACCAGATGTCCGTTGACTCGCGGAAGAGTACGCCCTTGCCTCCGAAGCCAGCGCCAACGTCGAGGATGTCTGCCGGGTTCTCCTGAACCACGGTGAGGGCCAGGTCCGTTAGGTGGTTGGGTCTTGAGGTAGGCATTAGCTCGGCTTTCCGTCCGACGGTTGGACTTCGGGAACCGGCTTGATGAAGGTCTTATCGTAGGACCTGTCTCCCTTGGACACATACACCCTGGGGCTGGCGATGTCGTCCGTCCGGTCCGCGATGAACGACTCTTCCTCCACGAACAGCGTGTGGAAGAGTTCGTCTCCCATCGTAATGACACCCATGGGCATGTACACTATCCAGTCCCCGTGGTTCAGGTTGATGTTGCCCTGCACACCGATGATGACCGGGTGCGGGACGCCGATGTCCCCGATGACCGTCTCGACGGACCGGGGCCACGGCTTCCGGTAGAGGTCGAACTTCTCGGCCTGTACCTTAAGATGTTTTGTTTCATATCGTTGCATAAGGGTCCTCCTTGACTCCTAGTCGTTCGATGATGGTCGTTAGGGGCACGGGGCGGAAGTCCCAGACATCGACACCAACGTCGATAGCGCCCTCGTAGGCCCCGCCGTGCACCTGCTCACGGAAGCGTTGGTCCAGGACCGTGGCCATGTGCAGAACTCCCGTGAATGGGCGGTTCATGAAGCCCAGGACCTTGTCGTGGCCAAGATGCCAGTCGGCGGTGAAAAAGTACACGTCAGTCTCCGTTTCGCTGAAAAAAGTCAGCCCAATTTTTTGAGCATTGTTGCCAGTATAGCACAGTCCCTACGCCTTGTCAAGCGTTTTTTTAATGTCGTCACGGAGCCAGCGGAGATAAGTCTCCGCTTTGTACAGGTCATCCACGGGCTTGCGCTTAAGCATGAAGCGCATGATGTACTTGACGGAGTTGCCCCACAGCATCCCCTGGTACGGAGTGAGCCCGGGCGGCATCATGCCCTCAATAACGTCGATAACTTCCCAGCGACCAGCCATGTAGTGGTCCACTGGCTTACGGCCTTCCATGGCGACCTTGACCTTCTTGGCCTCGCCGGAGTAGTCTTGCTCTGTGCCAGCGTACTCGTGCATGTTAGACCTTGTGACGGTTCTGCGAACCGGGATTGTGCATTTCGGCCTTCGCGTCGGCCGGGAGCCTGTCGAAGGCGAAGCGGCGAGACGCCAGGCGCTGGTCCGTGAGCGAGGGCCCACGGTGTCTGGCCTGTGCCTTGCCCGCCACGTTCTCGGTGACGAAGACCTTGTTCTTGTCGATGCTGGACTTCATTGGTCCACCCATGTTACCTCCTCCTGATGCCAAGGGCATCTAGTATGGGCACTCGCAGTCCCCTGACGGAATGTCCGTCGGAAGCGGGTGCCGGGATGATAGGCAGTCCCTCCGCGTGGAGGGCCCGAAGCCGCTCGATGAGCGACTGTAACTCAAACCACAGGAGCACCTTAGGCTTTGCGTCAAGCCCGTGTAGGCCAGCCAGGTCATAGATGACCCAGTGGGCCGTAGACACCATGACGCCGGACGTGCGGGCTCCATCCTGGAGCTCGACGAATATGTTGCCCGTGTCATGAGCCTTCCTGTCTGACTTCACCTCAAAGGTGGTGCTGTGGTCTGTCGAGGACGCGATGAGCTCTCTCACCGCGCCCTCTACCATCTGGCCGTAGGCCAGCTCAATGTCGAAGTGACTTCTCGCGGCCGTCATTTTACCCCATGTCTCCATCTGTATGGAGAATCTCAGCCCAGGGCTCGTCCCCGCCATACCGTATCTCGACTACGTCGAGGTACATAGGCGTCTCGGAGTTGAGCGCATCGACGCACCACTCGCGGAAGGTTGACCTGCGGTCATCCCCACGCTCGTTGTCGGCCCACCCGTTCTTGGACCCATCGGGCCCGATGAAGAACGAGAAGTACATGTTCACGTGAGACTGGACAACGCTTGAGACGGCCTTGGTGCCGTTCACGTTGAACAGGCTCTTGGCGAACCTATGGGCGAGGTGGACGTGCGCCTGGTTGAACCCAGTGACGATGATGGCCTCGTGTTTTGTGAAACCCATTGAAAATGCTCCAGTTAGATTTGGTTCTTCTGGGCCCGGTAGAAGGGCTCCAGGATGTCGAGGACGGGCGGCATGCAAAGCACGTCTTCCTCGTTGTGGATGCCGACGTAGTCGAGAGACGCCTTGTCTCCGACCTGGGCCCGCAACCACGGCTCACCCTTCAGGGGGTGGCCCTTGGCGGGGATGCCAAGCTCATCGCAGACGACCTGTAGGCTGTAGCGGTGCAAGCTGAGCTTGTTCTTGGCCATGTCCCACATGTCGATAACCCCCAGCTCTCCATAGAGAGGGAAGTCGAGGCCAGCCTTGACGCTCCGCGTCCTTACGAACGGAAGGTCGTGCCGACGGTCCTTGCCCCAGTATACGACGACGTGGGTGAACCTTCGCAGGTCAGCCACGAGCTCTCTCATGAGCTCCTTGTCGAATTTATAGGACCGAATTTCTCTGGCCGTAAGCTCACGGCCGTACATCTTCTTCGCTTCCGCGTCCCAAATGCGGTACGAAATGACGTAGCCGAAGTTGGCCTTCAGGTGCGTCGTTTCGATATCGAAGAAGCCCAGGTGCCGCTTGGACGGGTCACCCATGGGCTTCTCCTTGACGTAGCACGTGGGGTGCTCCAGCCACGAGTGGCCGTGCTTACAGCGGCCTTCGGTGAGGAAGGCCAGCTCAGTCTTGCTGAGCTTCTTGACGTTGAATCTGAACTCTGACATTTAGCGTCCTTTCCTGATAGCGATAAGCCCGGCCTTGGCGGTTTCCTCGTCTTCGGGATAGCGCCAGGGGCGGTCATAGATGAACTTCCATCCACCTATAATTTTGAACGGCATAATCTTGCCGTTGGGGTTGAGTGTACCGGCCCAGTTTTTAGCCTTGACAATCTTGGCCACTCCACCGGTAAGGTCCGGGTCCCTGTTGAGCGTGACGTAGAGCCTGGGCTTCTCTAGCCCGAAGTCCCCGCCGCGACCTACGTCCTTACCCCGGCCCTTCTGGACGGCCACGATGGCTAGTCCGGTTCCGTTGAGCTTGGTGTGAATCTCCGCGAGGTACTTACCGACGCGGTAAAAGTCGTCCCCAAGCTCCATGTAGTCGATGAGGCTGATGGCGCCAGGTCGAACCACGTCGGAGAAGTTTTCACTCCGCTCGTAGGGGTTGAAGCGCCAGTCCTTCAGGCTGAGGTCCTCATGGGCCATGAGCCTGACCTTGAACTCACTGCCGCCCATTTCGGACGAGTAGTAGTCAACCTCTTGCTCCATCATATTGAGCTTAAGAGTCTCAATCATGAAGCTCGTCTTGCCCACGTTGGGCTCACCGGCCACCACGATGATGTTGCCCGGGTAGATGTTGACTACCTCGTGCAGGTCGAACGGAAGCTTGACGCCAATGGGCGTGGTTGGGGCGCCAAGGATGTCGATAGTGTCGGCATGCGGCTCTACCTTTCGGTAGCGGCCGTCCTTGGTGCCGTGCCTGGCCAGCTTCCCGGACTCTACGAGTCTTTGGATGGTCTGTCGGCCCAGGGCCTTGTCGGCCTTCTCGCCTATGCCCAGGTCCTTGTACATGTCCTGGAGCGAGAAGTCCCCGTGAGTACCAAGCACCCAGTCTCTGACTTCCTGGGCTACGTTCAGGCTCTTCCGCGTAATGTGCTCAAGGGCATGCTTGGTAATGTCCTTCACCTCTTCCTCCGGAAGCGGAGGCGTGGTGGTCCCGGCCAGCCGGGAGACATAGGTGAACAACTCGTCCGGGTCCTGCATGCCGCCCTTGGCGAGGGCCACGGCGGCGTGGAAGATGGTGTCGTTGCGGCGGCCTTCTGTGAAGGCCTCTGTAGTGCGGAAGTCGCCCCGGATAATCTTGCCCGTGGCCGGGTCCAGCATCATCCTGACGTAGGCTTCGGGGAGGTCCAACGGTCGGACTTTCCCCGGGTCCAGTCCATGGACCCATTCGTAGGCGCCCGCCATGCCCTTGCTGGGCGGCGCTACCACGTATCCGCCCTCGGACCTGAGGTCTGTGCCGGGGATGACCCCAACTCGGTTGCCCAGGCCCTCGTGGTACTTAAAGAACAGATGGGTGCCGCCCCGCTGGGTCTTTGCCGTAGGCACCCTGGTCTTGGACGGGATGTAGTCCTCCAGGTTTACCCGTCCCTCGTCGGTGTCGATATCCACCACGGTGAGTCCGCTGATAGCGCCGGTCACGATGCCCACGTTCGCCGTAGGCCACCTCGTGAACCACGCCATCACCTCGTCCTCGGTGGCGATGCGCTCCTGGAACTCCTGCCAGCGCAGGAGAGGACGCTTGTCCGTACCGATAGGTATGACAGACCAGCCCATGGCCCTGTAGGCCAGGGCGTGGGCCAGTCTGTCGTTGGCGGGGGTTAAGGCCATGTCTTACCCCCGGCACGAGGCGCAGAGTCCGCCCTCCAGGTCTTCCTCGGGCATCATGCTCTTGCACTTGTAGCACCGGGCGAACTTACCAAAGCCCTCCATGACCTTGGGCTCGGCTTCTTTCAGAAGCTCCTCGGGGGTCTTGTCGGCGTCCGCCGAAAGCTCCTCCTCGCCCTTGGCGCCGATGCCGGTGATGGACCCGATGGTCCCCGTGCTTACGGACACGATGAGCTTCTTGTGCTCGGCCCGTGCCTCGCGGCGCTCCTTGCGGGACTTCTTCTCGGGCTTAGGCAACATGGCCTTCGGCTCTTCCGCGATGGGTGGAACGACAACGTCGATAACAGGAACGCACGTTGTTTCGATGACCTTCGGCTCGGCCTTCGGCTCGGCCTTCGGCCAGAGCATGAGGATGAGGTTGAAGAAGTAGTTACCCCACTTAGCCTTGTAAGTGGCCATCCATTCGATGGGGTCTGCGTGGGCTTCTTCGTGACACTCGCGGCACAGAGGAATGACGTGCTCGGCCACGCCAGCCCCACCGGAACCCTTGGTGACAGGGAAGTGGTGAGGGTCAGCGGGCTTGCCGCAGATGATACAGGCCTGGCGCTTGACCCAGCCGTAGTAGTCCCCCTCGGGGACCATTTCCGTAAGGTCTGGCGACAAGCTGACATCGGGGGCCGGACCAAGAGCCTTAGGCTCCTTCCCCAGGGCCTCGGCAACCTCAAGCTTGAGGTCGGACCTCGACATGGCGGTCTTGCCCAGCCACTCGTCCGGGTCCTTCTCGACCACCGGAGCGATGTCCAGTAGCTTCCCGATGCCCGCCTTGACCAGCTCTTCCTGCGGGCGGTCCAGCTTCAGTACGTACAGCTCGTGGACCTGGATGAGGCCGAAGGCCATTGAGCGTGACATCCCAAGCTCGGGAGAGCCAAGGAAGTGCTCAAACTTCTCGTGCCCGTAGGCCGTGAAGTACTTCTCGTCCCTGCAAGCCTTTAGCAGGGAGCCCATCGTCAGGAAGCCTTCGGCTACCTGAGCCTGGGTGGCCAGAATGGCCTTGTAGTTCTTGTCTGCCTTCGTCCCGAAGTCTCGGGTAAGTGGGGCAGGGGCCACTGTCGTAACTTTCGTCATGTGGTGTGTCCTCCTTGAGACACGATGAACCCCTAGTCTAGCACGGGTCGGCCAGAAAGTCAAGGGGCCACTACGTTCTTTTCATGTGGGCGTACTGGTCACACCACGGGGCGGCGTTGCAGTAGCTGAGGCACCTTGTGTACTGGCGCCCGTTCCACCAGCGCTCTGCATCAGTGCAAGGCACTGCCTCATCGGGATGCTCCAGGGTGTGCTGTATCTGCTGTATTTTCTTGACGATAAGCTCGTCGATAACGGAGTCCTCAATGAGCGGGGCCCGGATGTTCATGACCGGACGCAACCCGTCCTTGGCCATGCGGGCAGAGAAGTCGCGGAGCATGCACACGAGCTGTAGCTTCGACGCTTCCGGGTACAGGAACTTCCTGTAGATGTTGAGCTGGATGTCGTATCCGGAGGACCAGTCTCCCTTCATCAGCTTCTCAAAGCTGTAGTGACCCATGGCCTTGTAGTCCGTTAGCACCTTAGTGCTAATCTGGTACTGGTCGGCCCGGCCATGGAGCTCAACGTCTCGTCCAGCCACGTTCAGCTTTTTGCTGAATCGCTCCTCAAAGATAAAGTCCCGGTCCAGCCTGTTGTAGGCGGCCATCGTCTCGCGGCTACGTTCGATGATGATGTGGAACGCGGACCCGAAGTTCATCCAGACCAAAGACTGGGGCTCCGGGTAGTAGTCGTGCAGGATGCTTAGCGCAGTGAGCTTCGACGGGTTGCTCATGCTCGTCGCATAGTACACGTCTGGCTTTGGCTCACGCGTCTCTCCCAGCGTGAAGAGCATAGGAAGCTCCATGCAGGGAGAGGGACAGGCCACGCACTCCTTGGTGTGGTGTACGTGGCCCCCTGTGAGCGGACAGGTAAACCCTCGTTGGCTCATGGCCTACTCGGACTTCGGCCAGGAGTAACCCAGCTCCTTGAGCTTGGCCAGCATGTGGACCAGGACCTTGTCGGCCAGCGGCAACCAGTTGTCTTCGACAAACTTAGCCCGCTCCCTGGGGTCCTGCGACGCCAGGTCGTCTCCCTTAAGGAGCTCGATAATCATGTCCTTGGCGTAGGCCGTAGCGAAGCTGACGACGCTCGGGCGCTTGTCCTCGGGCTTCCAGCCCGAACCGGCAGGCTTACCTCCGCCAGACCAGGGCTTCTTGGTGAAGCCAGACTTTGCGGGCTTGGGCTGTTCGGCGGCTTCGCCGGGTTCCCCCGGAGCGTAGCTGATGATGCCGTCGATGTTGAAGAACCCCTTGTTCTCCGTAAAGGCCAGCTCGACATCGTAGCCCGCCTGAATCTCGCCCAAGACCTTCGCCGCTTCGGCTGAGGTCTTGTCGTTGACGAACGTGGAGTACCACTGCCCGTCAACCATGTAGGCATGTCTGCCGTTGGCAGGGTTGACCTTGACTTCGGTCACCTTGCCCTTGATAGTGTTGCTCATCGCAACCTCCTTTTTTGATGCGGCCCCTTGGGGCCGTAACTTGAATACTTTGTTGAGCTTATGAAACCCAGCCAAGCTGGGCCCGTCCATGCCTCGCAGGTAGCTGTCGAGGTCGTAGTCGTCGTACCACTCGCTCACGGAGTTGCCCGGTGGTCCCAGCCCGCGCCCGTTGCTCCAGGCATGAGCTTGGCCAGGGTCCCCGGAGCCCCGGTAGTAGCTCCAAGCGGAAGCTCCTCTCCTCTGGAGAGGTGAAGCTCATAGCCAAGATGGTACAGTCCCTGTAAGAACCAGAAAATGACCGTGAACATGACCTTGGCCTCGCTTGCCCTGACTCCGTCCAAGGACGAAAGCATAGCTTTCGCCAGGTCTAGCGCCATGTGGATATCCAGCGGTGTGATGGGCCCCTTCGGGCCCGTAGGACCTTCGGGGCCAAGGGGTCCTGTCTCAGACATGATGTCCTCCTTAATATGCTATACTAAGTATAGCACAGTTCGGTCTTGATGTCAAGACCCAATATATAGTGAGGGTAGCCCGTAGGCTACCCCCACCTGTAGTGTTTTTGGGTGTCCAACGGTTGGACTATAAGGACTATACCATCCCCCTTTCCCGCCACTTCGCGGCCCTTCGCTCACGCTTGTCCTGGGCGGCCGTCTTGGCCGCTTGCCTGGAGCTCTCCGACTGCACGTGCTCCGCGCCTTCGGACATCCACGAGGCCAACTTCACCCCTTTGGGGACGATGAACCTCTTGGAGCCACCTACTCTGTAGCGCCTCACCTCAGGACCTGTTGAAAAGCTGGGCCAGGCTGACCCACACCTTGAGCTCGATGCTCAGTTCTGATTCGGACACGTACCACCGCGTCCTTTTTGCCTTGGGAAGAACTTCCCGTGCATCGTCATAGGACCCGCTGTGTCCTTGGAAGCCGCGCCCGAAGTCCACCTCGACGTGGTGCTGACCTTCGTAGGCGACCACCGTGCCTACCCGTGGCTTCGCTTGTCCGCCGCCCGGGTAGGAAGTTCTGGAGAAGTCACATAGGACCTTGTCCCCAGGCTTCAATTCGTAGCCCATGGCTACCTCCTTGTGTTTTGTGCGTCCCCCAGAGGCCTTTAGGCCCGGTCTTTTCTCGCTCAGACCCAAGCTGAGGCGGGGCGGTGGATTCGCACCACCATTTGCGGGACCACGGCTTGCCCCTTTCGGGGACCACCGCTAAACCCGCTGTCCTACTGTTGGACGAGCCCCACGGGGCCCCCGTGGTTTCCCGGGAGCCCCTACGGTTGTCACCCCAGTGTTTAATATCTGCTGAGGTTACGAATCTCCTTGCTCGTGGGGGTGAGTGTCATCCACTCGTTCCCGGAGAACGGGGCCGTGATAACCTGGCGCCGGGTGCTCCCGTCCTGGACGGTAGTGAGCCAGCCGTAGTAGCTCCAGCCCTGCGAAACTTCGCGGCCGGAATTGAGCTTGATGGGGCCGTTGGTGGCGAACTGGACCTTGATGGTCCCTTCGGGAAGCTCCTCGTAGAAGGGCTTCTTGACGGGCTTTGGCGCCTCGACGGCCTTGTGGGCCGGGACGACCCGGAGCCGTCCGGCGGGGACCCACTGGCCCTTGCCACGGTCCGCGTCGCCCAGGTGACCGCCAAGGGAGTGGCCGCCGGTACGGTCCGTCAGGGTGTCGAACAGGATGCCCCATTCGCCCCCGGCCTTGGTGACGACCTTGCCCCGCATGCCGACCTTCGCCGCGTCGTAGTCTCTTGTGACTTCGACGTAGGAGCCCAGCGTGACCGTGGCCTTGTCCGCTTCGGATGCGGGCTTCTTGGCCAGCGTGAGGTAGGTGGGCTTGACTTCGTCGCAGTGCCCCAGGACGCCACGGCCGCCGTAGGTCGAGTCGGTGCCGATGTTCGCCTTGAACTCGACGATGACGCAACCGCAACAGGGGTCCACTTGCGTGAGGCACTTGGCCATGAGCGTTTTCACGCCGTTCTTCTCGCCGTACTTACGCGTGGCGTAAGTAGCGCTCTGGTCCACCTTGACCATGACGCCGGGCTTGACTTGGGAATTGAGAATAGACACTTAAGTGTCTCCTTGTGTGGACGCCCGGCCTCATCGGCTTCGGGACTTACTCCTGGGTCCCTCACACCGCTTTTAGCGGCTAGCTTTTCTCCCTCAGCTACGTGGTGAGGCTGGAAGCCGTTCGGGCGGCTCCCAAAGGGACTAATAGCTTACCATAGGTCGTTTCATTTGTCAAGCACTTTCTTTGCTAATCCGTAGGATTAGTCGTCGTCACCCCAGCGGTCTTCCTCCTGGGGCTCCAGGTCTTCCATCAGTCCGTAGGACTGGGGTTCGATGGTTCCGTCCGCCAAGTCTTCCAGGGCGTCAAGGGTGGCCAGCGTAACCACATCAGCCGTAGGCTCTTGGGTCATGGGGGCGAACCCAGGGCGGTCCTGTTCGGGGGCCCTGCTCAGGTCTGTCATAAAAGCACCTCGTCTTCGTCTGTGAGGCCTTCGGCCTCTTCTTGCTCCATCGCCTTGACTCTGTCCGTATCGGACAGACAGTCCGGGTGGAAATAGAGCCCGTCGAGCTTGAGCGCTTCGTCCTTGTGGAGGAAGTCTTCGCACGTGGCGCACTTCACCCAAGGCTCGAAATGCTCCGGAGGAGAGGTGAGCTCCTCCAGCGTTTCGCTGTCTTCCCTTTCGTCCGTCATGTTAGCTCTTCGCGTTCAGGAGCCAGCCGGGCCAAGGGCCCTTCTGTTCGCATGCCGCCACGGGGCCGTCCGTGGCGGGCTCCCTGAGGCTCTCTTGGAGTTGGCCAAGGGCCACCCTGAGCTTGGTGTACTTCTCGACGGCTTCGTCGAGTGTGGCGCAGGATGTGTCACGATAGACTAGGTCGCCTAGTCTTGTGTACACGTTGTGAGCCATGCTACCGTCTGTAAGACGGTCCACGGCGATAACCACGGTGCAGTCGATTTTCTTGAACTCGACTCCGTCGTAGGGTGTCTCGCCGCTGTAGAACTGGATGCCCTTAGGCATTGGTGTCCTCCTTTCGGACGCGGGCCTTCTTCTCTGGAAGAGGCTGATGAGGATAGAGAGCCCCCGGTCCGTAGACGTACCCCGAAGGGGTAACCTGGATGATGTCCCCATCGAAGCGGAACGTGCCCCGGACAGTGGTAATATACCACTGGAAGTCCTTCTGGAAGACTCGGCCGTTCGACGCGAATCTGTTGATTCGGTCTTTCGTCGTAGGGGTGCTGTACCCGCCAGTCCGCCACGTCTCCCAGCCGCCGCGCATGCTCCTGGTGAGCACTGCCGTACGATGGAGCACGTAGTGTGTGAAGCCCACCGGGTCATGGACAACATAGGTGTTGTTGGCCACTTTGTGGACTCTGGCGCCGGGATATTGAGCTCTTAGCTCCCTGGCGCTGTTCGTTGCCATTTGTAAGTCTCCTTGAGACTGCCCGGCCTTCGCTCGGGTCTTGCGTCTCTCGTGTCCCACGGCTTGCCCTACGGGGACTTGCGCTTTACCTGGAGGGGTATGTTAGCCCCTCCAGGGGCTCAGCGTTTCTCAGGCCTTTCCGGCCAGCCTTTTGTCGTTCTGTTCCAGAATGAGGACGGAGCCGTACCCGAAGCTGATGAGGACCATAGGCCTGCCGCTGACCTTGACGGCTTGGGCGAAGTATTCACCGGCCGGGATGGACTTCCCGTCCTGCGTCTTAATCTGCTTGAGGGTTCGGACCAGGCCGATGTGCTTGGTGTCCGGGAGCTCTTTGAGCTGAGGCGTCAAGGTGTCTGACACCAGAGCCTTCGGCTTACGGGTGTAGGGCTTGCGGACCTTCTCCAGCTTGGCGCCGGGGATGAACTGGCCCTCCACCGACTCCTCGCCCACCAGGACGACTTCGTCCTCCGCTCCGATTTGTAGGTCGTGCCCGTCTTTCCATCCGGGGAACTGGACGGAGTATGGCTGGTCGCTGAGCCCGGTCGAGGGGTCGAAGACGATGCGCCCCACCATGCCGGGCTTCGCCGCGTCGTGGCGCTCCAGCACCTTGACCCAGTCGCCCACTTTGAGCCTGGGGAGAAGCTCCAGGTACGAATCGGGCACGTAGTACCCGTCTTTGCTTCCATTGGGAAGCACCCCCAAGTCCAGGGAGTGGCCCCTGTCGAAGCCCTTGAACTGGACGCCAGACCAGGCCCCCCTGTCCTTTCCTGGGAGAAGGACGGTCCCGACCATGCCCACATGGACGGAGTCCATAGCGTGGGTGACCTTGACCTTGTCGAACTTGCTGAACACTTTGTGTTCTCCTTTAAGTGGCCTGGCTGGCTCTAACGAGCCCGCCCTCCGGCCTCAAGCCTCTTAATGAGAGGCTGAACACGCTCTTCTGAAAAGGGGCTGTTGGTGACGGCAAGGCCGTCCAGGTAGCGCTCGACAGTCAACCCGTCTTTTAGACGGTAGGTGTCGAATGTCGCCAGGTCCTGAAGGACCAGCCCCTCACCGGGTTGCCAAGCGATGCAAGCATCGCACCTCTTAATGAGATAGCTGTTCACAGCCTTAGCATCTTCCGGGGACGTAATTTGTCCTAAGATAGCTCCCGCAACGCTGTCGTCTTCATAGACGACTACGGGTTGCTTCCCGATGAGCTTGGAAAGCTCACGGCACCTGGCGCCTTCTTCTTGCCAGACGCTTACGAAGTAACCGTTGGACAGCTTCTTCGTTTTCACTTCGTGAACTCCTTGTGGCGTCTCACCTTGGCTGGTCGAGAATCGCCAAACACCCTTTGGGGTGGCCATCGGCAACCTGCCGTGGCGCTATCAATATAGGGAAGGGGGCCCGGCCTGTCAAGTTTTATTTTCACTGAAAGGTTTTTGGCCCAAAGGGCCAGGTGGCCTTTCAGAGTTCGCACACAGGGCGGCGGGCGTAGCACACTCGAAGCGCAGGGCCCGGCTGTGCGTGTGCACGGTGCGGGTTGCACGTCCGACGGTTGGACCTTCCTTACAGCCTGTTGGGCTGTAGTGTGTGTAGTGCTTTCCCTGCCTACCATTAGGTAGGCCCAAGTCCAAGTCCTTACCTCTCCTCTTCTTCTTTCTTGGGGTAGGCTTCTTACAGAAGCCTACCTTAAGAGAAGAGAAGAGGAAGAGAAGAGAGTCCAGAGAGAGGAGCGTTTTCTTTCGGGCTGTAGCGCTTGTAGTGTCCGTAGCGTGGGCTACGCGCCGGGCGCGGGGACTTCCTAAGCCCTCATAACGGGGAAGGAGAAGAGCCCTACAAGGTAGGGCGTAAGAGGGAGGGCCGCAGTGGCGCCCGTGTAGTGCTGGTAGTGCGGCCAAGGCGTGTGCGCCTGTGGACTAGCCCAGGCGCGGGGACCATGAAAGGCTCACCTTAGCCCATTAGGGCTAGAGCCTGAGAGTGTGGGGAGCGCCCTCTTCGGGTAGCTGGGGCTACCCGGTAAGCGCCCGTGGTATTAACTAATTGTCAAGCCCCAGGGCTTGGGGCATCACGCACCCTCTGCCGGGCATCCCCCACCCCGGCATAACCCAACCCAACCCTGTTGGCGTAGCGTTGGTAGTGTTGGTCTAGTCCAACCGGTCATACAAGGTATGGCGCTTGGTGTAGTCCATCGCACACTCAGTCCTACGGACTGGACCACTCGGCCACTGGACCAATGGTCCGAAACGGCCTTCCCGTCACCCCCACAGAGGCGCCCACCCACCCCCATGATGAGCTCTTAAAAACGCACCATAAAAACAAGCATAATAAACTACTTGACTTTTATTGGGAAATGTGCTATACTTATGGGTATGATGCCATGCCACTCATGCGGGGGAACGGGCCTACGGCCCAGCAAAGAACTGCCCCTGGCAGTGTTTATCCAATACGGAGCCCCGCAAGCATGGGTGGCTGGCATCTGCCATTGTGAAGCCGGGGAGCGTAGAAAGCCCAGGGCCTCCGATGGGAAAGAACGGGAGCCTAGCCTATCGGTGAGGCATCGCCCTGTTAAGGCGACCAAGTCTGGTTCGACTCCAGGGGCTTCCGCATGAGGGAGGAACCCCTGACGGCCAGGGACCTGGCTGTAAACCAGGCGCGGCATTTGAACCGCACCGTAGGTTCGACTCCTACCCCTCCCACTTTAGGAAACTCGCGGGTATCGTCCAACAGTAGGACCCTGGGCCTCCAACCCAGAGATGGGGGTGCGAACCCTCCTATCCGCTTATGGGGCCGTAGCATAACTGGGCGAGTGCGCCACCCCGTCACGGTGGAAGGTCCGAGTTCGACTCCCGGCGGCCCCGCCAAACTTCCCGTGGTGAAATGGACATCACGCCAGGCTACGAACCTGGAGTTTCGGGTCCAAGTCCTGACGGGAAGTCTTTTTAGTCTTTAAGTATTAGGAGGTATATATGAACTATCCGGTCGGTATCGAGTACTTGGTTGGGGCCGTCAGCACCTGGGTTGGCGTTCTGCTCCACTCCATGGAGGTCAACAACCTCCGAGACGTTGAGGACCTGACCTCTTACTTTGAGAAGGTCCCGGTCTACGACCGCTGGCTGGCCAAGGCCGTCGGCAATAAGGTCGCTTTTGTTTCGTTCTTCGGTGCCTTCTTCCTGTCCATCGGTCTTCTGGCTGTTCCGGTCGTTGGACCCTATCTTGCCATGGCCGCTGGCCTTGCCTTCGGTTGGGATACCCTGAAGGTCAAGAAAATCAAGAAGAGTCTCGTCAGTCCCGTCGATAAAGACGCAGACTAATAGAGCGAAGGAACTGCGAACATGGCGGTTATCACCATCGCCGGGCCCTCTGGTAAGCCACTTCTGGCCCCAGAGGGCCTGGAGCGCACTCCAGACGACCTGACCAGGGAGGAACTCCGCTATCTTATCGAGTTTTGCGAGAAGATGACGGTGTCAGACATCCTCCAGCACGGGGCGGGCCTCTCTTCGGCGCTGTTGAGCCAGTTTGCGGCCGTTACTGTCCTTGAATCAGACGAGGACAAGGCTAAAATTCTGGCCCTGGCGGCTCCGCCGAAGCCCGAAGCCTATAACTACATCACCATCAAGCCGCCCATTGACTGGCCGGGCGCAGGAACCACTCAAAAGTACCAGGTCTACGTCATCGGAGGGCTCCGAAAGGAGACTCATGAGGACTTTACAAGGGTACAGTCCAGCTTTTCGGCCGCCTACGAGCTGTCTGATGTAGTGTTTGTAGCGGACGGGCTGTCTTTTAACATGGCCAGGCTCCAACTTCGGTGGTTGGCGCCCTACTACAACGTCACGAATATCTATCCCAGCGGAGAAAAGGACAGATATCTGGTCCAGTGGGAAAGAAACCTCTTGACAACTCGTAAATCCGTGTTATAATTAGAGATGTAGGGCCTATGTCAACACACGAAGAAATTATGGCCGAGTTTGAGCGGGACATCAGCCAAAAGACCCGCCTTGTCGTTGCCCGGAAGGGCATTGGCGTCCTAATGGAGGGTGCTTCGGGCATGCACGTCGAGTCCTTGTTCGGCGAAGCTACGGGTGACGGCGAAATGGTACGCGACTTCTCAGTTGGGTCACGGGAGCGAGAGTAATGCCGTATGCATCCGACGCTCAGAGGCGCTGGGCACACACCGAAAGTGCCCGGCGCTCCGATTTCCCTACTGAAGAGTTCGATAGGGAAGAGAAGAGGAAGAATATGGAAGACCAGGTCAAGATAGTCGATAAAAAATTCGCCAAGAAGGACACACCTGAGCTTAGGCGTTCGTACATTACCCGCAAAGGGATGTCGCCGCATGGTGCGGAGTACGAGAAGTGGCTTGAGAAGCAGACCGGCGGAGACTGGTCTGACTCCGGTGTCAAGAAAGCCTTCGGTGGAGACGGTGGCCCCGCTCCGTTGAAGAAGGGCGAGATTAGTCTTCCTGCCAAGAAGTACGCCAAGGAAGGCGCGGTCGAAATGAAGCCGATGAAGAGCAAGAGCGTCGAAGTCGGTGTTTCTGACAAGGCCAAGAAAGCCGCCGTGGCGAGAGTAAGGGCCAACATGGCCGCCGAAGAGTCCCGCCGGAAGCGGAAAGAGCCGGACATCGAGACTTACTAATGGAACCCGTCCAGAGCCCTGAGCCCATTACTCCGGGGACTCGCCCGGAGGTCAAGGGTACGTTGCTGGATTGGACCGGGGGTCAGCCCATCGACCTGGAGCGGGTCATGGAGAATGGCCAGACCCTAGAGGCCAACCTGACGGCGCACCTGACCATCGTCGTTGACCAGGAACTTAGGAACCAGCGGAAGCTCATCGAAAAGATGAGGAAGTGGCAGAACAACTACAAGGGCACTCGCGAGGCCAAGGCCTTTCCATCAGAGGGAGTAGCTAACGTAGCCACTCCTATTACGCGTTCCGACGTTGACGCCATCTTCGTCCGGGTCTTCGACAGCCTGACCAACAAGCGCCGGGTCTTCCTAATGAAGCCCAAGGGCGTTGCCGACGACATGCTGAAGGACAAGGTTAACGCTGTCGAGACGGCGTTCGACAACTACCTCAAGAACGTCGTCAAGTTCAAAGAGAAGATGCGGAGCCCTATCTTACAGGCAGTCAAGACTGGCACTGGCATCGTTCGCATCGTTCACGAGACGAAGTATAAGACCGTGGCCCGGTATGCCACGGAAATGGAGCGGCAGGACCCGACGCTGACCCTATACCAGAACGCTCAGGGTGGGGACCCCATCATCAAGGACAGTTACTGTCTGTTCGACGGGCCGAACCTCTACCCCGTGTCCCGTGAGGACTTCCTCATTTCGTCCGATGCGACTACCATCGACGACGCCTACATCTGCGGCATGGGGTTCAACCTCAGGATGCCGAAGGTGAAACTTCGGGCCAAGAAGGGCATCTATAACGCCAAGGCCGTCGAGAAGATTCGTCCGGAGAACACTCCGGTCGAGCCCATCAAGAAGGACCGGCAGGAAGCCCACGGCATCGACCTTACTCTTCCGGACACCGAGCAGACCGAGACTGCCAGGTTCCATGAGCTCTGGCTCTCCTACGACGTTGACGACGACGGAGAGGAAGACGACATCGTTGTGACCTGGAACCACCAGGCCGGGGTTATCGTCAAGGCTATCTACAACCCCATCTTCTACGGTTACAGGCCCTTCTGCGACATCAGAGGAAATGCTATTGAGTTTACGTACGATGGCGAAGGCATCGCGGAGATTCTTGAGCCTATTCAAGAGGAGATTGACTCCCTTCATAATCTTAGACTCGACCGGCTGGCACAAATCAACCTGCCGGTTACGCTCGTGCGTGGCGGTTTCGGCATCAACGACTTCAAGCTCGCCCCGGGCAAGACGTGGGTTCTTGACGAGGACCTGGAAGCGGCTGTCCG